AGATTATGGAATAAATATAAAAAATGTTGGGAAACTGACTGTTATGCCATATCTCGTAATGGCGAAATATATTTTATAGATTATGGTGAAATATGTGGTTGCCTTTCATCAAAAACTCACGTATTACAAAGGAGTTTAGGGTTAAAAGATATTTATGGTAATGAAGTATTTGAGGGTGATATAGTAAAAATAGATTATGGAGATGAATTGTTAATAGGAACTATGGAATTTCATGATTTTGCATGGTGTATCAAATCGAAATATAAAAATAAAAATTTATATTATCCTATCTTTTGTGAAGACATTGATTTAATTGAGATATTAGGTAATATATTTGAGAATAAAAATTTATTAAATGATTAAATAGGAGGTTGGTAATATGAACAAAAATGAGTTATTCGCAAATAAATTAGAAAAGTTTATAATAAGCGAGGTAGAGGAAAAAGTTGAAAAATTAAAAGGACTTGATGTATTAGAGGTTACTTTGAAATTAACATCTGAAAAACTATATGAATATATAGATACGAATATAGGAGATGCTAAACATTTTACATTATTAGCTAAGTTAGATGGAAATTATAATATATCAATATCGTATTATTACAAAAATAAACTTATAAGAGCAATTACTCAAGAAGGTAACGAAGGTATAATAGACGTGTATACTCTTTTAAGAATCTGTCTTTTACAAAATACAAATACACCTTCAGTCGAATTTACTATTCATAAATGTAAACTTCATGGAAAAGAAAGTTTAGACCCATCTGAACTCTCTGAATTGAATAACTTATTAAGTTGCGAGTGTGAATCTTGTGAAAGCTGTAAATATTATGAGAAAGAAGAAGTCAATCTTCTTAAAAATAAATAAGGTGGTGATTAAATGATTAGGGCTGTAAATATTAAAACTAATGAGAATATAATATTATCGGATAAATATGAGTTGAAAAGATTTTTAAAGTTTTTATATGGACGTTATCCCAAAAATATAAATTCATTAATAAATAGAAATAAACCATATAAAGGAAAGTGGTTGTTTAAAATATAAATGAGGGTGCTGATATTATGATTAAAGCAATAGAATATATGAAAACAGAACTAAATTTAAAATTGGTTGAAGATAACTATTTTATATCTATATTTAAGAATGAAAAACTAAGAGTTAGAATAATATATCGAGAAAGAAGTTTTTTTTCTAAGGGGATAATTGAAGTATATGTAAATGATTATGTGTTTTATTTACATAGTTGGAATGAATTATATAATTTAGTTGATAAAATAAAAATAATTAATAAAATACATTGACAAATAATTTAGTTATGATATAATTATTAATATAAGGGGGGAATAAATATGAGTGGTATAGCAATATTACTAATAGTAATAATGCTTTTAACGATTATAGATTGTATGTTGAGAGGATAGGAGGAGGAAAATATGAATAAAATTAATGAATATCTTGATATGAAAATCAATAGAGAATTCTATAAAGGAAATTTTTATGAAGATTTAATTTTAGATTTGGCTTACACAGTTAAACGTCCATATGCTAGTATAAGAGTTTTAACAAACGACCTTAATAGATTAATAAAAAATGCATATTATAATATAGAAAATGAAAAATTTATAGAAATAAAATTAAAAAAACGTGACAATGAAATAGATATTATTTATAATGCTTTACTTGGTAGTTGTGAAGAGAAGAAAATTGCACTAACTGGAATTAATATAGAGAAAAATGATAATTGGAAACACGAAAGAGGAAATAGAGATGATTCATGGGTTATTGACTTAGATAAAAAAGAGGATATAGAAAATATAAAAGACGAAGATTTTTATAGAGAGTTTGTAAAGATAGGACTACATAGTGACAATAAAGTAAAGTATTCATTTTTATATAATTAAGGAGGAGAGAATATGAATAAAAGTGATTTAAAAAATGGTATGACTTTAATATTAAGAAACTATAGAAAAAGATATATAATTAACAATAAAATTTTCGGTGACGGGGATGACGAATTTACATTAGATTTATTAGGCGATTTAGATGATTGGTTGGATAGGTTAGATGAAGATTTAAAAATAAAACGCAAAGGGGCAAGTGAATATGATATAATGAGGGTACTTGATTGTGATAATAATGTTATATGGAAAAGGGAAGAAGTGGATTGGAGCAAAATACCTGTTGACACTAAAGTATTAGTTAGAGATTCTAAAGACGGAGAATGGCGTAGAAGATATTTTTCAGAATATAAAGATGGAAGATTTTATACTTTTGACATGGGTGGGACTTCTTGGAGTGCATCTAATAAAACATCTTGGAGAGAATGTAAATTAGCTGAAGAACCCAAAGAGGAAGTAACAGTATCAGGGAAAGATTTGTTTAAAGCATTTAGAACCATGTGTGAATCTCATGATTGTTGTGATTGTTGCGATTATGACGATAGTGATGAAAAATGTGTATTTAGATGGATATCAGACAATTATAATATAACTAAAAAGTAAGAGATTAATGTGTGAAGGCAGAAATATTTAAATATGAAAAAAGGAGATAATATATGGGAGAATTATTTATTAAATTAGAAAAATTGCAAAATATAAGTGGAACAAACGATAAAAAGAAATTCATAAAAGAAAATCGAAATAACCAGTTATTCTTAGATACTTTGGAATTTTTATTGAATCCATATAAAATCACAAATATATCTAAGAAAAAAATTAATAAAAAAGTGCGAGTTATAGATAATCAATTAAAAGATTTAAATGAATTTTATGATTATTTAATTAATAAATCTACAGGCAAAGATAGAGATATAGCAATTATACAAGCATTTATAAGAGAATACGAGGAGTTTAAAGAACAATTAGAAGAACTAGCTTGTAAAACTATGAGATTAGGAGTACAAGGTAAATTAGTTAATCAAGCATTGGAGTATAATTTAATACCACAATTCAATGTGCAATTAGCATCTAAATACGAAGATAAAAATATTAAAGGAAAAGAGTTTATTATATCAACAAAAATAGATGGTGTTAAAACAATATGTATTATAAATAAAAATGGCAAAGCTAAATTTTATAGCAGACAAGGGAAAGAGTTTACTGATTTAGTAGATATAGAAAAATCAATAAATAAATTAGGATTAAAAGATTTTGTTTTTGACGGTGAAATTTATTATAATGGTGAAGTTGAAGATAGTAAAGATGGATATAAAAAAACAATGAACAATATATCAATAAAAGGTGAAAAACATAATTTAAAATATATTGTGTATGATTGCCTTACAAGTGTAGATGAATTTTATAATGGTATATGTAAATTACCTACAATAGACAGAAAAAGAAAATGTAAAGAATTATTAATAAACTCAGATGGATATGTTGAATATTTAGGTGAATTATATACTGGTAAAGACAAGACTGTAATACCTAAATTATTAGAACAAGCTGATAAGAAAGGTGAAGAAGGTATTATAGTATCTATAGCCAGTGCAAAATGGGAAGGTAAGAGAACTAAAAATTGTATGAAGTTAAAATCATTCAATGATTATGATGTTTTGGTTACTGATGTTTTGCTTGGTGATGGAAAATATAAAGACGTATTAGGTAAAATTGAAGTACAATTTAAATATAAAGGGAATGTGTATACTAATTATATAGGAAGTGGATTTACGGATTTTGAGAGAGAATATTATATAAATCATAAAGATGAATTAATAGGAAAAGTAATAACTATTAAAGCATTTGAATTAACTGAAAATCAAAAGGATGGTATTGGGTTAAGATTTGGCACATGGCAAGGTAAAGAATGGATAAGAATGGATAAGAATGGAATAGATGATACTAATGTTGAATAGGGAGTGATTAGATGCTTGAAAATGAAAGATATAAATTATACCAAGGGGATTGTTTGGAAGTTATGGATAAGTTAATATCTTTAGGAGTTAAGTTTGATGCAATAATAACTGACCCTCCTTATGGAAAATTAAATAAAAACAAAACAAAATGGGATAATCCAATTCCTTATGATAAAATGTGGGAAAGACTTGAAAAGTTAACAAAAGAAACCACATCTATAATATTATTTGGAGCTGAACCATTTAGTAGTGAATTGAGATTGAGCAATATTACAGATTTTAAGTATGATTGGATATGGGAAAAAAGTAATCCTTCAAATATAGGTAATGCCAATAGACAACCATTAAATTATCATGAAATTATAAGTGTATTTTATAAAAAGCAATGTAAATACAATAAGCAAATGATTCCTAGAAAAAGTAAAAGAATAGAACAGGCACATAAAACAGGTTATGTATTTCATAATTCAACGAGTGAACAAAACGCATTGGGATATATAGAAGTTAATAGTAGTAAATATAATGCTAATTTAAAAAATCCTAGTACAATATTAAAGTTTAACTCTTTAAGACCTAATAGCAAAGAATTTGTTAAACATCCTACTCAAAAGCCAGTAACATTGCTTGAGTATCTTGTAAAAACTTATACTGATGAAGGGGATTTAGTGTTAGATTTTACTATGGGTAGTGGAAGTACGGGAGTTGCTTGTATGAATACTAATCGTAGATTCGTAGGTATAGAACTCGACGAAAACTATTTTAACATAGCTAAAAATAGAATAGAAAACATTTCATTATAATTTATTTATACCACCTTGGAGTTTGTTGTAATTTAGTGATATTTTAATATATTTTTATTAGGAGGGAATATTATGGATAATATAAAAGAAATAAAATTGGTAACATTCGTTTTTGAAAATTGCGATTATGTTGAAATACCAATTGAAAATTTTACAAAATTGAATATATCAAAAGTAGATAATGAATATTATAATTTTGAATGCATTATAGAAGGAATGGACAATATTGAATATCATTCATTTACAAATGACCTCAGTCCTTTTAATAGATTGTCTATGTCCGATGATATAGTGAGAATTGAATTAGAGTTTAAAAATGGCACAATAAAATTAATACGACCTGTTTGGG